GACCCGGCAGTCGGTACAGTTACCGATCCCCACTGAATCACCAGCTTTTTCGTCCCTAGCGGAATAACCGCATAACCGGGTGAAGTTAACGATCCTACAAAACCGAGGTATTCGAGAATGGCCGCAATAGATTTTCCTGACAAGGCTGTCAGTGTGTTATCCAGAGGCTGTTTGTTCGCCAGGGCATTAGTCATAGTGACCGCAAAGTTAGGATCGTTACCTAACGCCGCCGCCAGTTCGTTCAATGTATCAAGCGCTGCAGGTGAGGAACCAACAAGCCCTGCAATAGCGGCCTGCACAAAAGCAGTATTGGCAAGCTGAGTGGAATTGTTACCAGCTGCCGCCGTCGGGGCTTTTGGGGTGCCGGTAAACGTCGGGCTGGCTTTTGGTGCATATTGCGAATGCGGATCAGCGGCCGCAAGATGTGCCGCCATCAGCTCATCCACATACACCTTAAGCTCCAGCACCTTATCATCCACGTATTTACGGGTAGCGAGCACCACGGAAGGATCAATTTTCAGCGTAATATTATCGGTGCTGCTGGTAATTAACACCATGCGCACTGTCTGCGTGCGCCCGCTGCCCTCTGCCAGCTGCGGCTTGTAGCTCTCCGGGCAGTTACCGACAGCAATCAGCGCGCCGGTTTCATCAAACAACCCAACTTCACGAATCCACCAACCGCCCTCTGTTTCGGGTATCACCTGCTCAGCGATCACCTGGCTGTTGTTCTGCGGATCGATATACAGCATATTCAGAGATGCACGGCGTTTTTCACCGACCAGCTTTGTCTGTTGTGCGTTTGGCGTTGGCAGCACGCCGCCGCCATCCCCCACCGCCATCTGTGTAATTTTCAGCGGAACACCGAGCGCGGCGGCATTTGCCAGTTTCGCCGCGCCGATATCCGTCAGCAGGGTATAAAATTTTGCGCTCATGGGTTCACTCTCATTGTGTCAATAACATGGACGGCGCCGCCCTCGTAGGCAGAACCGCCGGAAATGATGGTTTCGTTGATATACGGGTAAATCGTGATTTCTTCGCCGCTATAGGTGGCAGCCCCCACAAAATATGGCCCGCTCGTCTGCAGATTTATGGACATGCCGATCAGATGCCTGCTGCAGGGTTTGGCGTCACCGATCAGGCGCTCCAGCTCCAGATAGGTTTCCTCTGTTATGCCCTGGTCCTGCACCCCAATATCCAGGCGAAACGTGCCCGGCGCCTCGCCGGTCTGCCACCATTCAATGATGCGGATCAGGAAACCGAACGGCTCCACCACACGCCGCACAGCGCTGGTTGTGCCCTTGTGCTGATGGATATAGAACGCATCCTGCACCACGCGGCGCTTCACGCTCTCCGCCCATCCTTCGTCCCAGCGATCAACCGAAAAGGCCCACGCCAGATACGGCAGAAACTTGACCGAGCATGTTGCCGGGTTCCATAAATCCCGAAGCGGCACCTGCAGATCGGAAATGCCGCTGCAGGTCTGAGCAAGTCGGCGCTCAAGCGGCGATGAACCAGGAGGAAGCAGACTATTCATCCGTTCCCCCGTTGGTTACGCTCCATTCTGTACATGAAGCGGCTTGTGTCTTATCAAGCACTACATCAGCGAGCGGCGAGGCCAGCTCAACACGCTGCACACCTTCAACATGCAGCGCGGCATAAATAGCACTGCGGCGAATATCACGCCCCAGCCTCGTCTGGCTGGCGATATATTTCTGCAGGCTGGCTTTTGCCGCCTCCATCACCGGCTCAACTTCTGGCCCAGGGTAAAGAAAGATCGTCGCATCCACGCTGTACGGAATAATTTCAGCGCTGCGCACCGTCAGACGGTCAGCAACCGGCCGCACGTTCTCACTGTTAAGCGCCTGTTCAACCACTGCCAGCAGATCCGCCGCAGCCGTTCCGTCGCCCTCACGGCTCAGCACGGTAAGCACCACCTCCGCCGGTGCCGGGCTGGTTGCGCTGGCGTCAGCCACTCGCCCGTCAGCGCTTTTAGCGTGAAACTCATAGGCCGCCGTCGGCCCCGCCACGGACAGCCCCTCAAATGCAGCAGGAACACGCAGGCGCAGCGCCTCATCACTTTCCATTACCGCTGCGACCGGCGGCACCGCGTCGTTATCCGCAGGTGTAACCGTCAGCCGCTTCACGTTGTAGTTGGCCGCCATCTGATCGAGATCGCCGCCAATTGCATAAGCCACCATGACCGCCTGCGCCGCCTCGTTAATGCGCTGGCGCAGGAGGATTTCACGATACGCATTTTCCTGCAGGAGCTTGGTCACGGGTTCAGACTCCAGCTCAAGCGTGCGCCTTACCGCGTCCTGCTCGTCTGCCGGATAAAGGGCCATAAACGCGGCTTTCCGTTCGTTTAACAGCGTTTCAAAATCCGGCACATCCACTATCTGCGGGGCGGGCAGTTGGGAAAGGTCAATAACTGCCATTGTCTACTCCTGTTGATACCGAAAGTGAAACCGGCGCGCCGTTATCACGCTGCCCGGTAAGCTCAACCACCATCGAACCATCAAAACTGCTGTTTATGGTGATGGAATCCAGGGTAAGCCGCGGCTCCCAACGACTCAGAGCCACATAGACCGCAGACATTACCTGCAGGCGCAACGCCGGGTTCTGCGGCTGGTCTATCAGTTCAGACAGAAGCGAGCCGTATTCCCGGCGGGCAATGCGGCTCCCCTGCGGGGTCAGCAGAATATCCCGGACCGACTGGCGCAGGTGGTCCGTGTCGGTAATGGTCCTGCCGTTGCCCTGACTCATGCCGATATACAGCGTCATACCGGGCCTCCTGATGTATCGCCGCCGGACTTAACGCCGGTATGACCGTGTTTATCGACTACGATCCCGTTAGAACTCATGGCGCCGCCGCCCTGGGTGACGCCACCATTGATCACCACCTCGCTGTTTATGCGCGTGTTGCTTGCTTCCACCACAAATTCCCCCGTTTTCAGGGTTATGTTATCTGCAGCCTCGATCACCATGGATTTGATACCCCGCACATGCCAGCGGCCGGTCGCGGGTTCATATTCAAACCAGCCACCGTCCGGGTATTCCGTTACGCAGCCGTCCACAGAGTCCGACGGCGGCGCGAACTGGTTGGAATAGATCGCAGGTAAGGCAAAAGCGGTTTCCAGATTGCCGCCCATACTCAGCACCACCACCTGCTCATCCGGCGACGGGCACCACCATGTACGGGCACCGCCTGCGCGCAGTGTCAGCCAGTTAATCCAGTTGGTTTCAAGCTCGCCCACTTTCACCCGGCACAGCCAGTTTTCCCGGTCCACTTCGGTTACGGTGCCGATGCGGATCAGGTTGGTGATAAGGCGCATGATTTCGGTTAGTTGTGCGTTCATAACGAAAGGTTGCCATCAGAGGGAAAAGGGAGGCAGCGTTGGGTTTTGTGCCGTCCGTGACACAAATTTCACTCCGACAACCAGCGCAACAGCGTGTCACGGGTGATGGTTTCTACCTCATTATTCACGCCCAAAAGACGGCGTGCCGGGTACCGGGCCTCCGGGCCGTTGCGTCTGACTCGATCACGCAGACCATAATGGTGAACACGGGCGATGCGCTGGACTTTCCCATCAAACTGCACGCTGGCAGAGTCCGCAGTGGCTGCGGTTTTCAGGTATTTAGTGGTGCGCAATTTGGCGAACATCTGGCGCTTGATGCGCCCCTTTTTACTTCTGGCCGTCACCCGGCGCGGCTCAAAGGAGGTGCCGTCTGGATTGCGCTGCAGCCTGATATTTTGCTGTTGCGACCGGCGCAGCTCCTGCGCCAGTTGTCGCATCATACGGTTGCGGGCTGCCGGTTCCAGATTCGCCAGCAGGGCCGCCAGCCAGTCATCCACCCTCTGCAGGTCATCCACGTTTCACCGTCCACATTTCTTCGGGTACGTCGGGTTCCGGCACCGCTTCAACGCTCGATACGGTGCCGTCTGTGCTGACAATCACGCGCTCCGTGAGCTGCAGATTGAGACTGATATCACACAGGTCGTTGCTCAGGATATCGACGTCAAAGGTAAAAAGTTTTTCGCGCAGCTCCGGGTTGTTGATAGCGTCCGGTTGATTGGTCATTAACCAGAGCAATACGGGCGCCATCACTAAATTCTGGTTGCCGCTAAAGTCTTCAATCACCACGTTCAGGGTGTAGCGATATTCCCATGACATTGAACGGGCACCGGTTGCGACCAGCGAACCGTTATCAACAAAAAGGTGCAGTTTGTCCGGGTTGTCACGGACATACGCCACCGATTTATTCAGGGCGTTGCGTAAGGACTGCGGCTTGTTCACTGTCTCGCTCCTGACACGCTATGATCGTGTCCACTTTGTCGGCACATACTGCCCAGGCGGCCTCAGTCTCATCCAGCACCTGGTTCAAATCCCCATTACTGCGCGGCGCTGACCTGTCCAGGCGGCACTGGGTCACTTTTGGACAACCACTCACGGTAAGCTGCACCTCCGGCGAGGGCCGGGCGGTCCCGCAGCCGGATAATGTCAGCAGGCAAAGGAGTGTCAGCCCAGCGGCGTAAATCCTCGTTTTCACGTTTTAGCTCCTCGATCCGGCGCTGGCGGCTCCGCAACAGCGCGGAAGTCTCCTCCGCTGCAGCATAAAGTTGCATCTGCGCCCGGCTGTTGGTTTCAGTAAGAATGGACAGGCTGATGAGCTGGCTGTTTTTCTTCGCCAGCTCCTGCTTGTTATTTTTAAGCGCCTCTGCCTGCGTCCCGATGGTGTGACCGGCATTGTTAAGCCGCCATGACTGCCAGCCCAGCAGTGCCATCACCAGAACCAGGATCACCGCCAGCGCGCGCGTCATGCCCTTGCCCCTTTAAGACACCAGGCAAGCTCACGGGCGCGCCTGTTTTCCAGCCCTTTACTCCTTTGACCATTTACATAAATCCAGCGGGGGAGCTGGTTGCACGCCTGCCACCACTGCTGGCGATTGATGTAAGAAACCATAGTTGACCGGCAGATTGCCCCCGTTCCGACATTAAAGCCGATACTGATCAGGGCATCGTAAACATGCTGAGGTGGCTTAACCTGCAGGCAGGCTTCAATCCTTTTTTCCGTCAGCAACACGTTATTAATCAGCCCCTGCGCGGCCTGTCGCTCCGTTATGGCTTTGCCCGGCACTACCCCGGACGTATTACCGATCCCGTCAGTCCAGACCCCGGCGCTGCACTGGTAAGGCTGCAGGCGGCACCCTTCGAAATCAGCAATCAATTTCAGCCCCTCGACGGAGGTATGAAGCGACTGAAAGCCCGGCAGCGTGGCGGCAATCGCCAGCACCGCTCCGACCAGGCAACGCTTAACGATTGAAGGACTCATATTCCCCCCTGGATATTCTGCCGTCCCGCAGCAGCTGGTAGGCTTTCCAGCGTAAATAACAGGTCACCGCTGCAGTAATAATCCCCAGCGCAAGACCGGTAATGGTCGATACATCTTTAAGAGACAAATCGCCGAGCCATGCCAGAAGCAGGGCAACGCAGTAAGTGATAAAGGCGCTGATTCGTTCAAGCGTCATAGTTCAGTCCCATAACTGGACAGTCTGCGCAGTGGTTGACGCCGTAATGTCCGGCAGCTCCACCTGCAGCCCGTGCGGTAAAAAGGGGCCATATTCAGCCAGCCCCGGATTCGCCTGCAGCACCTGTTCAGTGACTCCCTGCGTGCGCCCGTAATGGCGCCAGCAGAGTGCGTCCACCGTGTCATACTGATGCGCACGCACTTTCATCAAATCAGCTCCACCGTCATATGCGGCATATCGCGCAGGCGGGACTCCGCCCAGCGCACATCGCGCCACAGCTCGCCTAAGGTTGTTTCGATATCTTCGGCTTTCTTGCTTCCGTCGCCGGTTGCGTCAAAATCGCGATAGCGCTCAACCAGGTTTGCTTTTGCCCAACAAAACACCGCACGGCGATACAGCATGAGCCGCTGGCTTTCGCCGTCGATCACATCTGCAGGGACGTCAGCCAGGCTCGCATACCCCTGCGCCCGTTGTTTCTCGCGGAACTCATAAAGATCGGCGTTAACTTCAGCAATCGCGGTCAGCAACGCCAGACGCAGGCGCGGATCGGTGACACTCCCATCCATGCGCATATCACGGCGGAACTCTGAAACCCTGACATCAGGCCAGAAACTGGTGTTTTTAATAACGTCCTGGGTACTTTCCCCGGCCTGTTCCGGCGAAACGAATTGCATATTTCTGGCACTCCCAAATAGTTGGGCGGTGGACGGGGTTTTGACGCGGCATAAAGCCTGTCGCCACCCCGTGCCGCCCCGCGCGTTGGCACGATTCGTTAAGCCGACATTGCCTGTCGCAATCGGCTTTCAAGCTTGTTGATTTCGGTTTTGACGCCAGAACTGTTATCCAGCTGCAGGGCACGCTTCAGATGGTTAAGTGCCGCCACTGCCTGATCGTTATCCCGCAGCGCGTAGCCCATCGCCTTATGAAGTCGGGCGCGGGACTGATCCGGCATATCCTGACCTTCAACGATATTGAGCACCTGGGTAAGAATGGCGGCACTGAATGATTCACCGGCAGAAAAAGCGCGCATTGCCGCGTCGGCAAACTCTTCGGCAACAGCGGTCCCGCAGGTCCGGTTGAAGCGCTGCGGCAGGACCCATCCGTGTTTAATGGCATGGCGGGCAATGTCCAGCGCGCCGGTATAGTCTCCGGCATCAATGCGCCAGATCATGACGTACATCGCCACGTCGTCCTGGCCTGACGCGTCAGCATCCAGTAAACCGGCAATCCATGAGGCATAAGCGGGAAGAAAATCACGTTTGAGCTGAGCCTTGCGCTCATTTGACTGGACGGTTTTAAGGCGCCTGCGGTGTTCTGTCAGCTGTAACAGCATCTGGTTGTAGCCCGTCAGGCTGGCATTACTGCCGCCCTGCCGGGCGGCATCCTGTGCCTGTACATACTGAGTGTGAGCACGGAACGGATTCATTTATCACGCTCCGGCGCCAGCACCGCCAGCTGCCTGAGCATCAAGCGCACCTTTCACCGCTGCCGTGACGATTTCCTGGATGGTTTCAGTCGTCAGCGCTGGGCTGGCATTGCCACCTGCCTGCACGGGCAACAGTTCGATGTTCTCAACCAGGCAAACGCCGTCGTAATCTTCGACAACATACGCCTCGTTAACGGACTCAAAGTTCTCCACGCGGTCACGCTTCGGATTGTCGATGACCGAACGGCGGCGGGAGCCTGATTGCCAGTAAATAGACAGGTTATCCAGGCGGGTGATCAGCATGGCATTCGCCGGGAAGAACGGCGCACGAACGGCCGGGAGGTTGCCGATACGCTTCTGGCTGACGATAAGATCTGCCGCCAGCGTTTCGCTGTTTGGCTGGTCACGGTTGACGATCGGGAAATATTTATCCGCCAGTAACTGGCGCCCGACGATAACCACAAGCTCCGTATCTTCCTGATACCACGGCGCGATTTTCTCATTTACGGCGCCCATAACCAGCGCGTCCAGATTCAGGAAATCGCCGCCTTTACCGACACGGATAGTCTGAGAAATCACCTCGCCTTCGGACACGATTTTGTCCATCACCTGAACGGGTTTCTCCTGGCGGATTTTTTCCAGCCAGCCGATATTCACATCCTGCAGCAGTGGATAGGTCGCGCGGTCTGACGTTTTTTCACGCTTCACGCCGTTGAAGCCGATCATGATGCGGTCAAGCGCCTGGCGGGTAATGATGGCGTCACGGATGCGCGTCTGGAAGTCCTGGAATTTGGCCCATAAATCCAGCTTCGCATAGGGCAGCGCCGTATCAGAGTTGGTCTGGGTACACTTGTACCCTTCACCGTCAATGTAAGTCGGATCAACGGGTTCTCGGTCTTTCTGGGTGGTATCAGTATTTCCGGCAATACTGGAACCAATACCCAGCCCCAGACGCTCGCCGGACTGCTCATCAACCGGGATAATGTTGATTTTCTGCAGGAACGAGGAAGACTCCTGGATTTTCGTTTCCAGCGTCTGCGCCACTGACGGCTCAGCCGTATATTTCGAGGCGATATCGCTCACAGATACGCCGTTGAGTTTGGCGAGCTGCGTCAGATAGCCGTTGAATTTAAATCGTGTCTCTTTTTTCATTGTGCTTTTGCTCCGTCAGCAATCGGTGGTTTGTTCTGCGCCGTTATTGCCGGTCGCATTAGGGCGGCGTTCGCTGCGGCTGTCCTGGGTGGAAAGCTGCTCACGCAGGGTGGAGAGTGCGCTGGTTGTCTCATCAACAACCTTTTGCATATCGCTCAGCTTGTTGCTGAAATCGGCCTGATGGGTGCTGACCTGCTCCGCCAGCGTCTGATGCTCACGCGCGATGGTTTCAACAGCCTGATTAACATCAGCAAAGCGGGCGTTATCATCGGCGCCTTTGCGGGACAGCAGCTCTTTCACGCGGGTAAACAGGCTGGTTTTTTCCGGCACGTCCTCAAACTCGATCAGCGTTTCAAGAGCAGCGGTAAACAGGTTGTCTTTGTCCAGCTTGCGGCGCGCCAGTGGGTTATGTTCTGCGCTGGCGCTGAACTGCAGCATTTCAGTGCCGAGGCTTGCCGGATCGTCAGTAACCGCCAGACCAACCAGATAAGCGGAGCCGGTATCGGCAAAGCTGGTGTTAACTTCCATTGAGGTGAAAAGCTTCTGCCAGTTACCGGTCATGGTGACCAGATCGTCCGTCGGGGCAATCCAGCCATACAGCGCCATCTTCCCGGACAAAGCCCCTTCGGTGATTTCTTCCGCTTCCAGTTTTTCCACCATTCCAAAACGACGGAAAGGACCATCAGGGGTAAAACCCTTGATGTGTTCCATATTGATCAGCGCGGTGTATACCTGCGGGTTATAGCTAGCCGCCATCTGGGTGATCCAGTCACGTTCAATAACGCGCCCGTCAGTGGTGGCCCCTTCGACCCCAATACGAAAACGCTTAGATTTTTTTGCCATCGGTCCGGCTCCGGTTAGTTAGTTCGTAACACGTTCAGAGCCTTATGTTTGCGGTGATAGGCGCGTGTAAACAACGCGTTGGGCTTGTGCGAACTCCCACACAATGCGAAGCCGGGGAAAGTGCTGATTTGAGGCCGTATGTTTGTGCCATGACAACACTGACCCCCGCAGACCTCGATCCCCGTCGTCAGGCAATGCTGATGTACTTTCAGGGATACCGCGTAGCCCGCATTGCTGAAATGCTGGGCGAGAAAGTTGCAACCGTTCACAGCTGGAAAAAACGCGATAAGTGGGGCGAATATGGCCCACTGGATCAGATGCAGCTCACCACAGCCGCACGTTATTGCCAGCTCGTCATGAAGGAGCAGAAGGAAGGAAAGGATTTTAAAGAAATTGACCTGCTGGCGCGTCAGTCCGAACGACAGGCCAGAATCGGCAAATTTAACAATGGCGGAAATGAAGCAGACCTGAATCCGAACGTGGCGAACCGCAATAAAGGTCCGCGCAAGCCGCCGGAAAAAAACCTGTTTACCGACGAGCAGATCGAAAAGCTGGAAGAGATTTTCCGCGCCGGTATGTTCGAGTACCAGCGCCACTGGTGGGACGCTGGCATCAAGCACCGTATCCGCAACCTCTTAAAGTCACGCCAGATCGGTGCAACCTACTATTTCGCCCGTGAAGCGTTAATAGACGCGCTCACCACGGGGCGAAATCAAATCTTTCTGTCAGCGAGTAAAGCGCAGGCGCACGTTTTTAAACAGTACATCATCGACTTCGCAAAAGAGGTGGATGTTGAGCTGAAAGGCGATCCGATGGTGCTGCCTAACGGCGCCTGTCTTTACTTCCTCGGTACAAATGCCCGTACCGCGCAGAGCTATCACGGCAATCTGTATCTTGATGAGTATTTCTGGATACCTAAATTCCAGGAGCTGCGCAAGGTGGCCTCCGGTATGGCGCTGCACAAAAAATGGCGCCAGACCTATTTCTCTACACCTTCCAGCCTGACGCACAGCGCCTACCCGTTCTGGTCCGGCGCCCTGTTCAATAAAGGGCGCCCGAAAGCCGACAGGGTAGAATTTGACCTTTCTCACACTAGCCTGGCGCACGGCGTTTTATGCCCTGACGGCCAGTACCGCCAGATAGTCACCATTGAAGATGCCGTAAACGGCGGGTGTAACCTTTTCGACCTGGACCAGCTGCGCCTGGAGTACAGCCCGGACGAATACAACAACCTGCTGATGTGTCAGTTCGTTGACGACCTGGCGTCCGTGTTCCCGCTGGCGTTGCTGCAGTCCTGCATGGTTGACAGCTGGGATGTGTGGGACGATTTCGAACCGCTTTTACTGCGTCCGTTTGCATACCACCCTGTCTGGATCGGCTATGACCCGGCAAAAGGAACGCAGAACGGTGACAGCGCCGGTTGCGTGGTCATTGCGCCTCCCGTCGTCCCCGGCGGTAAATTCCGTATCCTTGAGCGTCACCAGTGGCGCGGGATGGACTTCCGCGCCCAGGCCTCAGCGATTGAGGAAATCACCAGACGCTACAACGTGACCTACATCGGTATTGACTCGACCGGCGTTGGCGATGGCGTTTACAAAACGGTTAAGCAGTTCTTCCCTGCCGCGCGCGAGTTTGTCTACAACCCGACCGTAAAAAATGCCCTGGTGCTTAAAGCCTACGACATCATCAGCGGGCGCCGTCTGGAGTTTGACGCGGGGATGCTGGATATAGCGCAGTCCTTTATGTCCATTCGCCGTTCAACCACCGCCAGCGGCAACCGGCCAACCTACGAAGCAGCCCGTACAGAGGAAGCCAGCCACGCGGATTTAGCCTGGGCAACCATGCACGCACTCCAGGTAATCAAATAACTCCCGACGGTCCATCACGGGGATCGGATCGCCAAACGTAAACGCCTCCGCATGTGCATTACTGACCATTTTGGCCGTATCGGTTGCGGTCTGGCCGCGCGGTGCCTTGCTGCGGTTTTTGCGGTTAGCCATTAAAAAATCTCCACGATGTTGCTGGTACTGGCGGAAGCTCCTGCCAGTGGTTCGTTAAAAAGTGCGTGCATGGTTGCCCAGGCTAAATCCGCGTGGCTGGCTTCCTCTGTACGGGCTGCTTCGTAGGT